AGACAAAGATGGCAATAGGTTATTTCAAGATGGAGATAAGGCTTCATTAAGAAGAGAAATTGAAGCAAACGTGTTGCAGGAAATACAATTAGCTATGATTAATGCTGGTGCTGACAAGGGGGTTGAAGAGGCTAAAGCCGACTTAAAAAGCTAATAACGATTGGAAATTTATTTACTCTTTAGCTAAAGAATTAGGTAAAACTGTAAATGAATTATGTAAAACTTTAACTATTGAAGAAATGATAGGTTGGGC